CGGTGCGGATTTGCGCGGTGCGAATTTGCGCGGTGCGGATTTGTACGATGCGGATTTGCTCGGTGCGGATTTGCGCGGTGCGAATTTGAGCCATGCGAATTTGAGCCATGCGGATTTGCGCGATGCGAATTTGCTCGGTGCGGATTTGCGCGATGCGGATTTGCGCGATGCGGATTTGAGCGGTGCGAATTTGCGCGGTGCGAATTTGCGCGGTGCGGATTTGCGCGGTGCGAGTTTGCGCGGTGCGAGTTTGCGCGGTGCGGATTTGCGCGGTGCGGATTTGCGCGGTGCGAGTTTGCGCGGTGAATTAAAAGCCGAAAAAATGCGCGTCTTCGACGGACTGTACACATATCAAGTTTGGGCTGTACTGGCCCAGGATGGCACGCGATATGTCCGCATGGGGTGCTTATTCCACAGCCTCGATGATTGGGATAAAATCGGCATCCGAAAATCGAACGAATCGGAATTTCCTGATGACGGTTCGGAAAAATGCGAGGAGCGGGTTGCCGCGTTTGAATTCGCAAAAGCGGCGGCGTTGATGCTGAAATAGAAAGGAAACAAATGATCACAAAAATTGTAAACGGAATTCCATGCACGCGGATATGCATGATGGACCAGAACGGGGAGCGCGGGATTTGGTATCCGACGGTCGGCCTGCCTCGACTATCCGGTCGTGAAACGTACTGGCACGCGACCGAGGCACCGGGCGATGCGGGGGCAAACGATGCCATTCGCGCACAGGTGGACGCGGAGATTCCCCGGCCGGTGGGTGGATTTGAGAGCGCGGATGCTGAGGACGCGCACCGGGCCGCGCAGGATAAGCGGTTTCTCGAAATCGCTGGAGGTGCCCAATGAAACCCAACTACGAGCTGGTGCCGTTCGGTGAGGTGATCCGCAACGGGGATGTAATGTGGGGCGGCGATTCGGGGGAAACCATGAATGAGGCTATCGAAGCCGGGTACAAAACCGAATGCGGGGGATTAATCAGCTCCCCGCAGGACCGGTTCCGGATTTTACGCCCAACGAGATCCTCGCCGGCGGGGGCAACCGTAGCCCAGGATGCCGATTCCCGCGCCGTGGGTGGCGCTGGCGGTGTCCCCGAGGGGGCAAAGGTAGATTCATTGGCAAATCTATCGCCGGAGCGGCTTAAATCGAAGATTGTGGCGCTTTGGGGCGAACTTGGCGAGGCTCGGCTTGCTGGCAGTCCGTCCGTGGTGCTGGAGCTTCAGCGGATTCAACGCCAGCAAGAGCGAGTCGGAGGGGCAAAATGAGACCAGCCATTGCCATCCTTGCCCTCGCCGCATGGACATTGCTGCTTGCCCCGATCGCCATTATCGCGTGGTTTGTCCTCGTCAGCCTCGCCAAACTTTCCCACCTGATCCACGGCAACGACCCAGATCGTTGATCAAAAGTGCCTTAGTTCCAGCGCGCCCGCGCCCGGTGGGGAGTCTCACCGGGCGCTATTGCTTTGCTCAGAACAGCGAGCCCTGTTCATTTGCGATGCACGCCGGAGAGAACCAGAGTCGCTCTTTTTTGCCGTTGCCGTTGCGGACGTCCGCCTGACCGCCGAATCCCTCGCCCGCATTCCAAGCGAACACCTGCCAATCGTCTGGCATTTGGTGTTCGCCTTCGTATCCAGCCAGACAGATTCGCATGAGCGGATTTTTACTCTCTTCAATCGCCCATTCGCGGACGGCATGAGCAACGCTGGTTGAGTCTATGCGATAGAGTGTCTCGTTTCGGTTGGCGGTGTCGGCGTAGGGTGGGTCTAAAAAAACCGCCGTCAATCCATGCTTGAAGGTGACGGACGGCCCACAGACTCGCGACCAGTCACCGCAGCACACGCGCACTTCGCGCAGCCGGTCGGAAAGCTGCTGAAAATATTCAATCAGTTCGACGCGCTTCCGCTTCACTCCCTGTCCGCTGGTGCCAAGGTGGACGCGCTTCCGATTCACTCCCCGTCCGCTGTCGCCAAGGTGGACGAGCTTCCGATTCACTCCCCGTCCGCTGTCGCCAAGGTGGACGAGCTGCCCGTCAACCACTTGCCAAGGACCATCACCCGAACAAAATCCGCTTCCGATCCAGCAGGCCATTCCCCACACCCACCAGCCGGCTATTTTTGCGTCATGAAATTCGGGATCACCCTCCAGCTTTGATTGCAGTGGTTCTTTTTGCCCGACCAGCCATGCGTGCCGAGCGTGGAGATCGTTTTCATTCACCGGCCAGTCCGCGTATTCAGCAACTTTGTCTGGGTCCGCCTTCAATGCGCGCCAGAAGTTGCTCAGTAACCCGTCCGCGTCGTTGACCGTCTCAAGCGTGTGGGGAGCGGGGCGGTTCAGCAGCACGGCGCCGGAGCCGAAAAATGGTTCGACGTAATTCTTGACCGAGCCGAATCGTTTCCAAATTTCCGCCGCGACTTTTCGCTTTCCGCCGAAGTATTGGAATGGCGCTTTCACTTCACAAATTCAGGTAGGCGGTGATGAATTCCGCCGCGACTTGCGGCACAATTGCATTGCCGTAGCCCCGCAAGAGTCCCACGCGGCCGGGAATCCCATGAGCCAGCGGGAAAAACTCGGGTTCAGCTGGAATGCGCCGCGCTTTTCCGTCGCGACATTGGATGATTTGGAAATCAGACCATGGGCTTGGCGTGGCAATTGGTCCAACCGTCCCCGCGTCGTCCCGTCTGGATTCGTGCCCGTTTCGGACATTCCCGGCGAGTCCTTCCAATCCCGGCTTGATGCTGTCGCCCAAGGCGACAGCATGGCCACTTGCTGACTCAACGGCTTCCCGGTGTCCTGCGGTCGCGGCGGCAGACTTCCCCGGCTGCCGTCCTGCGCTGTTGGACTGACCCAGGGCACCAGCTGTGCGACCGCTCCCAGTCCGTGTCCGCTGCTGCTGTCCAGTGGTGCATTTGGCGACCACTCCTTGCCGTCCTTGGCCTTGGTTGTCGGCCACCCAATACAATCGCTGCCGCTTGTGGGGCGCGCCGACGCTGTGTGCTCCAATAATCGTAGCCCCGCCGGCGTAACCCGCGCTTGCCAAGTCTGCCGATATTCCATCGAGCCAGCGGCGGTGAAAATGGAGCGAATCGCATTTGATAAGCGCGTTTGCAATTCTATTTGCTCTGGCGAAGTCGCCGCTTTGAACCGCGTTAACGAAAGCAGCTTCAAGCTGCGTGCCGACAACTTCTGTGGATGCGACTTGCTCGCCGAAAACGGTTTGCGGGCGACACTCGCGGATGAGTCGGAAACCTTGGGGCCAGAGGTGGCGGGGGTCGTCTTGCGCTTGGCCTTTGCCGGCCGTGCTGAAAGGCTGGCAGGGACAGGACATGGTCCAGACTTCCCGGTCTTCTGGCCATCCGGCGAGGCGGAGTGTGAGCGGCCAGCCGGCGACCCCTCCGAAAAAATGGCATTGTTTGTATCCCACAAGGTCAATTGATTTGACATCTTTTATACTCCTTTCATCGACGTAGCCGGCCGGAATTTCACCTGCTTTAATGAGTTCTCGAATCCAGGCGGCCGCTTTTGAATCAAATTCATTGTAGTAGTTCACTTCTTTTGCTCCTCGATGGCGCGGCGGACAGGGAGCCGCTTCATGGTGAAGGTTTCGGCGGTTCTAGCTGACTCGAACGCGAGGGATTTTACGTCCTGGGCGCGCTCTGGGTCCGAGTGTTCGATCTGTCGGAAGAGCGCCCACAGGTGTTCCGCCTCTTTTTTGTGCGCGAGAGCGAGTGAATTCATAAATTTATCGGTCGGACGGGGGCAACTGGTTGTGGGCGGTCGGGGGCATTTTCATTTTCGAGATCGCGTAGGATGGCACACCGGATAGGTCCACGATGACCGAGTTTCTCAATAGCCGGTCGGCTATCCGGCCATCGAATTTATCCGCCCATTCAGCCGGTTGAATATTCGATGTAACTACGGTGAACATTCTCTCGCGGCGGCTGAGGATTTGGCAGAGCCGATCCGAAGCGACCTTCCACGGGTCATTCTCCGCGCCGATGTCGTCCAGCACGAGCAGTTCAACCGACATTGCATCGGCCAAACACGAAAAGTTTTTTTGCTCAAATTCATTCACGGCTTGGGGCCATGGCAGGTACATGGATTGAGGGAAACGACCACCTGGCCATTTGCGAGTTTCAAACGCAGCCATTGACGCGGTGAGGGCAAATTTGAAGATTGCGCGCGCCACATGAGTCTTGCCGCTGCCGTAGTGGCCGATGATGACGAGCAGGGATTTCTCCGGGTCGTTGGCGAACCAACGGCCGCAGAAAGATGATGCGGAATCGCCCAGTTCCTGCAACTTTGGGTGAACCACTTCAAGGCCGATCCATTTCTGCTGCCATTTGGTTTTAAGTGGGTGTTTCACTTGCAGCGATGCGTTTGAGGTGTTCGACGATTTCGCGTCCTTGCGCGGCAGCGTCAACACCCGTTCCAAAGTTTCGGGGATTAGGTTTGATACCGTTTTTTGATTTGTGGTCGGGTTCATGGATGGATTGCCAGTTGGCGGTGATTGAGTGCAGGATGGCTTTTAGGGCGCGCTCCGGTCCCATGGCTTCGAGGGCTTTGATTTGCGCCTCAGCTGAGATGATCGTCGGTGTTTTTCGGAGTTGTTTCAGGTGTTCGAGCCATTTTCTCCATGCGTCTTGAATTGCCGGCGAGTTGATGGACGGGGGCAGCTTGTAGGGGTCGGATGGTGCTACAGCTTCTGGAAAATCATTAGAGCCGATGCTACAAGCATGCTCCAAGCAATGTTTGTCTCCTATACTGTCTTTATTTGGAGACGGAGACGGAGACGGAGACGGAGACGGAGACGGAGACGGAGAGCTTTTTCTAGGTTCGCTTCCAGAAACCACTAGGTTATCACTAGCTTTCCTAGGCCTTCCACCTAGCTTTCCGTTTTTTGCCCTACTTTCCCTGAAAATACGCTGTTTTTTTCGCTCGAACTCCAGCCGCTTGTTTTTTCCGCCTGGGAACTTGCTCAAAACATGCTCGGAAACTTCACCCTTCGCCACGATTTTCATACGCGAAACATCCTCCGAAAGTTTGCCCACAGACCACTGGTGGCAAAGCAGTAGGATATAAGCCCCGACCTCCTCTTGTGTCATGGTCGAAACACCAGACACGAAATCGTCGGGATAGAATTGAAAAGCAGGTGGATTCATTCGCAAAAACTCAAAGGACACACCAACGTGATACCCAGCTCAGGGCCGCCCGCGAGGGCAGAGAAGGCCATGTGGCGTCGGTGTGTCTTGTGAATTTTTGCCATATCGCTGGGTATCAATCAGCGCGTAAACTTTACCACGTCAGGCGCGAGTGTCAAGGGGTTGATCGGTTTTTGCGCTCGAAGGCCAGGACCCACACCCAAGGGTTCAAATCCCATGACCCATGGCCGTTTATTGACTCCCAAAGTTCGCGAAAGGCCATCTTCGCGTTCTGCATGTAGCAGTCCGGAAGTCCGGGATCGAAGCATGTTCGCTTGCATCCTGGCGCGTGAATCATTTCCGCCTTGCACCCCTCCGCGATTGCATCCTCCTCGCTGATGTCCTGCAACCGCTCGATGCGAACAGCTTTCAACTTGAGCGTGATCCGGCTGGCGGATCGTGGCATGAAGATTGACGGCTTCCATGGACCAAAGGCGTGGTCAACCTCTTGCGCGTGAGTAGTCGGCTTGTCCGCTTGGTAAACAACATGCCTGCCAACTGGTGAATATTTGAAATTCTCGCGGACCCAGAGCTCGTCGCCAGGGCGCCCGTATGGGCACTTGAAATCTTGGTCCGCATCTGCAACACCAAAGACTGCCTTTCCAGGATAAGCCTCGCCGGTTTTTTTGTTCACTTTCAACGGATAATACATATACGCAACGCCATTTTTACCGGGATAAAAACCGTCAAATGGCTGCGGCTTCATTATTCTTCGCGTGTGCGTCTTGCTACCTTCGAGGATGCGTAGGACGTTAGGTCCGGTCATTAGGAGAGGTGTCGATTTCATGTTTAATTGCCCCGCCGACCTTTCAGCCGGCGGGGCGCTGGGTCAGGGCTTGGGCGCGTCGGAGGTTTTGGAGATTGCCTTTGCGGGCTTCGCGGACTTCGGCTTGCGGGGCTTGCGGGCGCGCTTGCCGAGGATTTCGGCGAACACTTCGGAGTTTTTGGCCACGACGTTGGCCAGCAACTCCAAAGCTGAGCTCGTTGCTGATTCAATTTCCGGCCCAGTAATCTTGTTTTTGACTTGAATTACGATTTCCGCCGCCTTCGCTGCTTCGAGCATCAGATGCACCGCGCCGTCACTGGTTTTGTAGCTTTTCGTTTGTTCGATCATGTGTTTTTTGGTTGGTTAAATTTCAGTTTCCGTAGCCGTAGCCGTCGCCGTAGCCGTCGCCGGAGCCGTAGCCGTAGCCGTCGCCGTCGCCGTAGCCGGAGCCGGAGCCGGAGCCGTAGCCGTAGCCGTAGCCGTAGCCGGAGCCGTAGCCGTCGCCGTCGCCGGAGCCGTAGCCGTAGCCGTAAACGGAGCGGTCGCCGGAGCCGTCGCCGGAGCCGTCGCCGTCCAGTGTTACCAGTTGCGTGAGCATTTGATAAAGCTGATTACGGCTCGCATCGGCAGCACAACTTCGCCGACCATGTCCAGTTTCGTTTCGGGTTTCGGGCCGTCGATCAACTCCCCAAGACCTTGAGTCGTTCCCCATTTGCGAATGTTTCGGGCGTTTGTGATTGTCGCAAAGTCGCCATCAGTTTTGACGGTTCCGACATAGACAAATCCGCGATCAGCCACGACGATTTGAGTCCCCCATTCTTTTGGGGCTGGATGTTGCGTTTGTTTTCCACCGACGGCGGACAACAGTTCATTTAGTTCGATTTGCATTGTGTTTTTTGGTTCAGCAGACTTCCGGCCTGCCAGCGGGTTAAATTAAGTCAAATTTCGGCAATCGCTCAAATGTCTCACGAGCCAGACATTTATTAACTGTAGGTCGGTTTTTTCGCTCATTGCACCGACAGTAGCGCCGGCCGGAAAATAAGTCAATAAAAAAGTTGTTGACTTTCATTTGCGACATGATAATCTATTTTCGCAATGGCAAAACCAACCTCAATCCCCGACGCGCTGAAGGCTTGGCGCAAACGGAGAAAGCTGACGCAGAACCAGGCGGCGCTGATTATCGGCGTGCAAAAGGAAACGTACATCAACTGGGAATACGGCAGGAACGAGCCTCAGCATTTAGCCAAAGAGGCGATGCTGAAAAAGATTAAGTAACCGCCGACCGATTAATTATGTTTCTTAAAAACTACACTTCCGACGTTCCAACAAGCCAGACAATTCACCGGATTGAGCAGGTGCTAATCCGCTGCGGGGCTGCCGGGATAACCAAGGAGTATGCGACCACTGCTGGAGAAATCGAAGCCCTATCGTTCCAAATCGAAACCCCCAATGGCAAAGTTTCGATCCGGCTTCCGGTGGACGTGCAGCGCGCTTGGGGTGCGCTTTGGACAGATTATGCCAATGGTGAAAAACTATCCGATGACGGACAGAGAATCCAGTGGAATAGTCGAAAGAAAAAAGTGCGTGCAGACTTCAAGGAGCAGGCCTTGCGCACGGCCTGGAAAATAATGCAAGACTGGGTCGAAGTCCAAATGTCAATGATCCAGCTTAAGCAGGCGGAAACTCTTCAGGTGTTCCTGCCTTATGTGATTTCTTCGAGCGGCGAAACAATATATCACAGGTTGGCTAATTCTGGCGTGGCAGGACTACTTCCGGAACGGGCTAAATAACATGATCACCCCACAACAAGGTGAAGAAATGAGGGCGCGACTAGAGCGAGCGCGGGAGCGAGCGCGGCGCAAGCTGAAAGGCGAAAACCCGTTGCAGCCTTTGGCCGCTGAGGTCGTCGCCCAAGTCGCCCAGCCGCCGATCAAAAAACGCATCAGGCAGAGCGCAAAACCGCTAATGAATAAGCTGGAGCAGGAATTTTTTAAAAGACTGGAGACCAGAGGAGCGGATTGTTCGACGTTCCCACTCATCGGCAGTCTTCGCGCGCAGGCTCTAAAATTCAAGATTGCCAACAACGCTTTTTACAAGCCGGACATAACTGGATTTTGCGATGGACGATTGCACGCATGGGAGGTCAAAGGCAACAAAGGCAAAAACATCGACCGTGGAAAGCTGGCGCTTAAAGTCGCCGCCTCAGCATGGCCGGAGGTGGTTTTTATCCTCGCTTGGAAAACTGACGGCCAGTGGAACGAGCAGCGCATTTTACCGTAATTGAAATCGTCCAAACCACACAACCATGAACACTGAAAACACTGAAACACCAAAAACCGTTGAAGTCGAAGTCGTCCAAGACGACAAACTTGTAAAATTCGCCAGCCAAACCGGGCTTGAAGCCGCGAAGGTTGCGAGTCTTGCTGAAACATTCCGCCCCCTATTTAACAAGAGTCGGGCCGCAATTGATGAAGCGAAAGGCGTTGCCGAATCCGTGAAGGATGCGACCTGCGCAAGGGAAATCCGAAAGGCTCGCGCTTGCCGCCTGGCCCTGCGCGCCGTGCGCCTGGAAAGCGATGAGACCCGAAAGCGCGAAAAACAGTCAGCCCTGCTTTACGGCAAGGCCGTCGATGGCTTCCACAACATCCTGATGGCCGATCTATCGCCTGTCGAAACCGCCTTGCAGGAAGCCGAAGACACCGCCGAACGTGCCGAGGCTGCGCGCCTGTCCGCGCTCAAAGTGTCCCGCGAGGCCGAGTTGCGCCCGGTGACGGATGGGCCGATCCTTGGCGACCTGTCGGAATTGTCCGAGGAGCAGTTTGACAAGCTCCTGTCTGACGCCAAGCTGTTGCGCCAGGCGAAGATTGACGCGGCTGCCAAGGCTGAGGCCGAGGCGAAAGCCAAAGCAGAAGCTGACCGTGCCGAGCGCGAGCGCATCGCCGCTGAGAATGCGCGACTGAAGGCTGAGGCGGAGGCCCGCGAGGCCGCCGCGAAAGCCGAGCGCGAGGCCGCCGCCGCCAAGCTGGCCGAGGAGCGCGCCGCCGCTGAGGCTGCCGCGAAGGCTGCCGCTGAAGCCGCACGCAAGGAACGTGAGGCCATCGAAGCGAAGGCGAAGGCTGAACGGGAGGCGGCGGAGGCCAAAGCCAGAGAGGAGCGCGCCGCCGCTGAGGAGGTTGCCCGCAAAGAGCGGTTGGTGTTGCAGGCGCGGGCTGAGGTCGAACGCCAGAAGCTCGCCGCTGCCGAGGCGGAAGCGCAACGACTGCGCGATGCTGAGGCCAAACGCCAGACGGAAGCCGCCGCCGCGAAAAAGAAAGCCGAGGCCGCCCCGGACAACGCCAAAGCTCAGGCATTTGCAAATGTGCTGCGCGCGCTGCCGCTACCCACATTCCAGCATTCGCCGCAATTCTCGAATCTTGGAAACAAAGTCGAGTCGCTCGCAAAATGGATCGAAGGCCAGATTAAGGAGGGGGAGCTGATATGACCGTCACAATTACCGTCGAGAGGGAAGTTGAGGTTGAGATTGAATACACGCCAGCCTGCCGAGGTGCCCGCGATTCGTGCGGAGGGGTGCGCGGGGCAGGTCCGCCGCTTGAACCAGACACGCCAGAAAGCTGGGAATTCGTCAAGGCAACTTTGGACGGGAAGGAAATCGAACTGACTAGGTCGGAAATCAAAGAGGCCGAACAACAGGCCAGAGAGGAAGGTGAAGAATGAACACAGACAACGAATTGCCCCTGGCGACCACGCAGCGAATGGACGTTGCGCCGGTCGATCCAGTGAGTGGCGGAATATCAATCCAGCAGGCTTTCCAAGCGGCAGCCACGCGCACATTAGACAAGGAAAGCCTGTCCGTGATGAAGGAGTTGTTAGCTATGGACGCCGAGCAGAAATTTAACGACGCATTTGTGGCGCTGCAAAAAGACATGCCCGTCATCGTGGCCCAGACGGTCATAAAAAATCGCGGAAAATACGAGCGTTTCGAGGATGTTATGGACAAAATCCAGCCCGTTCTTTCCAAGCATGGCTTCACTGTTTCGTTCGACCAAGATTTTGACGAAAAGCGAATTATCACCAAATGCCACCTGAAGCGCGGCACGCATACGCAAACAAACTCGTTTGCGGTGCGTACCGGGCCGGCTGACACCGACACGCAATCGGACTGCAAAGCGGCCACCACGGCGAAGCGCAACGCCCTGCTGCAAGCCCTTAACATAGTCATTCGTCAGGACATATTGACCGAGGAGCATGACGCCCACATTGAGGGTGATCCGAACGCCAAGGTGACGCCGGAGCAGGCGGCCGAGTTGGAGCATCGATGTCAGATGACAAATTCAATCGTCCCGGCATTTCTAAAGTTCGCCAATGCCACCCGGTTTTCGGACATACCGGCGAATAAATATGCGGAATGCGATCAAATGTTGCGCCGGAAGGAGCAGGCTGGCCGATGAAAATTCACAACATGGAACAAGGTGGGGTGGACTGGTCTATCATGCGTTCAGGCAAGGTGACAGCCAGCGGCATGGACAGCCTAATCACCCCTCTTGGAAAAGTCCGAACCGGCGAAGGAGTCAAGACGTACATGACCGAGCTTCTCGCGGAAAGGTGGATTGGCGGCCCGCTGCCTGCCGTCCAGGGGGTTTGGGATTTGGACCAAGGCAAAATCCTTGAGGAGTATGCCCGACCCGCCTTCACGCTGGAAACCGGACTTGAGGTCGCAACGGTCGGATTCATCGAACACGACAACGGGCGTATGGGCGCGTCACCGGACGGGCTTGTGATTGGCCGGCAGGCGGGACTTGAAATCAAATGTCCACACATCGAAAATCACATCCGGTATTTGCTTGACGGAAAAGTGCCGCAGCAATACGTCGCGCAGGTTCAGTTTTCGATGCTGGTTACTGGGTACCCGCAATGGTACTTCTGCTCATTTCGCCGTTCGTTTCCACCGCTGGTCGTGCTGGTGGATCGCGACGATAAATTTCACGCGGCAATGGAGGATGCCCTTGCCGGATTCTTTGCCGACCTTGACGCGGCATATAAGCGGCTCTGCGAGTTTAATGGCGGTCCTCCGCCGGTCAAGCAAACATCAATGCCGCTTCAATACGAACCCGAAACCTCCGACAAGCCCGACGTGGGAAATTGATATATGAACCCAATAGAGCTATTCCACAAAAACGGCAAATCAGCCGGCGTATTTTATTGCTACAAGTGCCACTGTGTAGCAAAATCCAAGGATGCGGCAGAAGAATGCTGCACTCCAACTCTGTGCAAATTCTGCGGCAAGCCATGCCGTCAATATCACACATGCTGCGACGATTGCAGTAAATCTCAATCAGTCAAAGCCGAGCAAGAACGATTTGATAAAGCTGAGAAGTTGACAAAGTGGGACGGATGGGTTTTCTCTGCTGGACTCGGATTTCATGACGGATTCGCGGAATCTGTATCCGACTTGCTAGACCAATTGGATGACGACGAGGCTCCTGAGTATGTCTGGGCTTGCGATCCAGACAACTTCGCTGTGGCAAGCATTGATGATGTGATTAGGCCGATATTGGAGAACGAAGCCGCTTACGAAGGGTTCGGCTCTGGCCATCTTAACGGAATCGACGAACTGAAAGCGGCCATCGACCAATTCAACGAATCTAATAAGCACATAGTCAGCTATGCGCCAAACTTTAAAAAAGCCGTTCTAATCCAGAAACAGAATTGATATGACCGACCAAGACCAAATCGCGGCGTTGAACGAACTGGCCGGCTGGCGGCTGGAAAAACATCACAACCAGTGGGATGTAGAGGCGATGGAAAGTCGCTCATGGGAAAGCTGGATCGGACCTGACAAAGATTCTGGCGACGAGCCGCCGGACTGGCTGAAATCGCGCGATGCCAGCGTTGAGTTGAGGCTGAAGGTGTGCGCTGGTAAAACCGAGCGTGTCTTATGGCTGAATCACGCCCGAGTTATTCTCCATAGCAGAACCAAGCATGCGAGCGATTTTGACGTAGCCGGAATCACACCCCGCGAAGACTGCGAGGCGATCCTTCGCGCAACTGGAAAGTGGAAGGACTGATTATGGGGCGCACAATTAGAGCCTTAACTTTGGCAAGTATTGCTGTTTTTTGCGTTATCTTTGAGTGCCTGACGGCCGTAAAGTTATTCTTCTGGTTTGAAGAAAATCTGTACACCGACAACATGTTTTTTGCGCTTGGATCATGCTGGGTGATTCTGGCTATTGTCTTTTATAGAAACAAATTGTGAAACCCGACAAAACACCAACATGAACAACGAACCATGCGAATTCCTGCCGGTCAAAGACTGGAACGAGAAACCAGAACCGCGGTTCCGTGGCCATTTCCTGCTTGGGGTGTTCGTCGGGATTGTCATCGGCGCGGCTATTGTAAAAATGCTGATGATGTGATTTAGCAAACCAACCAAACTTATGACAAAAGAACAAGCAAAGAAACTGATGAAGTTAACTCCTGAAATTAAGGCGTACGCTGATGGGAAGGATGTTGAGTTTGAACATCCAGTCAGGGGTTGGGTTATGGGAAAAAATCCCGATTTCAATCCAGATTTAAACTGGCGCATCGCCCCTGAACCTCCGACCAAGAAACTGCGCGAGTGGAAACCGGAGGAGGTGCCTCTCGATGCGTGGTATGCTACGATGAATGCTTTGCGTACAATGTATAGAATGCAATTCACTTATATTATTAATGACATTCGCTACTTTCGATTCGACGGTGGAGATTATAACGCATTTGATTTGATGAATAATTGGATGCACTCCCTCGACCAAGGCAAAACCTGGCTCCCGTGCGGAGTCGAAGAGTGACTTTTATCCTCCCATCGCCGGGCCGGTCCTCGGGCGCTTCAAATGTCGCCCGCTGGTCCGAGGGAATCGGATGGCTGCACGGCCTGTCGCCGTTCGGTCGCCGGGGTCGGCGAGGGAGGGTTTCAATCGCTCGTCAGGTAGTCGGGCGGGTCGTCGTCAGGATCGTCAGTCATAAATCAGGTGATAAGCGCCATCAATGCGGCCGTATCCGTGACGAACGCCGCGCACATCGGCTTTGAAACCGTCTGGCCGGTTGGGACCGGGCCAGCGATGGCGAGCGCCTGAATGTCCACGCGCTCGGTGCACTGATACACAAGAGCATCGCTAGTGAATATCGGCCAGAGCACTTGGTTGATGGTGCCAGTGTTGAACGTCGCGAAGGAAACGAAGCTACCGCTGCGCATGCATCCGACCGTAACCGCCACAGTCCCCGCCGTGCTCGCGATCCGGTTGACGGCCACCTTATAAATAAACCAACCGTAGGCCATCCCCTTCGAAGGAGCCGTGTCTGAGTTGTCGATTTTCTGCCACCCATTGTCGTGGGAGGAGCCGTTGTAATAGTTCGGCTGCCATTGGTCGTAGGCCCCCCAGATGGTGTTCCCGCTCACATTCGTGGGAGGCAATAGCCGGGTGATTGTCTCTGAATACCAATAGAACGGGTAGCGCGGTATATTCGGCTGGCGATGTTTGGCCGGCTTGATGGTCTGCCACCGGGCCGTGAGCTTCCATGTCAGGGTGTTGTCGGTAGTGCTGCCTCCGAGCGTGCCTGACCACGATGGCGCGCTCCCGCCGCTGGTGCCGGTTGCCTGCGCGGTCTGAATGTTGCCGTTGCTGTCGATGACGATTGCGCCGGACTGGTAAACTGTTGAGGCAACCCAAGTCGTTGCCGGGGCTGGGAAAAGCTTCGAGCAGTGCCACACCACGCCCCCGTCTGTTGTGCTGCCGCCAAGAGTGCTTGACCACCCAGGAGCCGACCCGCCGGACACTCCAGCCGTGAACACGGTCTGCAAATAGCCGTTGCTGTCGATGATCGTGAACCCGCCCGAAAAATAGGTGCTGGCCGCCCACGATGGCGGCTCCATCTGCTGTTCGACCGGGTTGCCTTGGTTGTAAGAGTTGGACACATGCGCGACAGCTGATCCGCCGCTTCCCGTGTTTGGCGCTTGGTCCCCAATGAGCATTGGGTTGACCAACACGGTTCCAGATGGCGCGTATTGGTGCCGAGGAAGATTCCACGGCATCGATGTCTCAACCGCCAGGTTCTGTGACGAGATCGCCGGACTCATCGCGGTCCAGAATCCGGCCACCGTCTCGCTGATGCCCCAACCATTGCCAAATATCTTCTCGGGATTGTAGGTGATCGGCGTGGAGAACGTGCTACCGCCAGGCACGTCAGGCACGTTCCAGTAATCGTTGGGCAGATTCTGCACGTAGAGCAGCCCCGGCCCGTGCGACAAACCATCGCCCGGCAGTTGGATTTTTTTGACCGGCAGCGAATTGTGTATCCCTGCGGTGGCGACCGCCGTGCTGTAATTAATGCTCGCAGTCACCGGCCCGAAAAGCTTCCCATTGCCGCCTGATCCATCACCCAATGGTGACGAGCTGTTGGGGAAAAGGCGTGTATATGTGGTCTGTGTACCGGTTATAGGAACTGATGTGTCATCCGGTAATTGTGGTATGTCCACCTCAAGTTCATACCGACCCGGTGCTAGAGTCGCGCTCACCGCTATTGAAATTTCGACAATCCCAATACTACAAAATCCTGTATCAGCCACATATGTAGAATAAGAAACTGAACCAGGAAATGCATTATAACCACCACTAGGAGATAGATTTACAGACCAAAGCGTATTAGGGTCAACTGTATCGGGTGTAATGGTTGTGGTTGGTCCAGGGTATGTTATCACAGCAGTCCCTCCACGCACATACTCCGCCAATATATGGAAGGTCCCACTAACAAAGAGAGAATCAACACCACCAACCACAAAGGCTTGTCGTTGCTTTGTTGTTACTGGATAATAGTATGGTGATAGTGGAAACGTTGACAAAAGCATACTGCAAACCGCATTCGTCCGCACCCCGCACGAAAACGGTCCCGCCCCATAAAACTCACTCGCCACTGTGATCGTCGCCCCCGATCCCGTGTCGGCAAAATAGAACCAAGTCGACGCGTAATTGTCCGTCGGACCCGCCACCGGCCACGGCCCCGACACACACAGGGCAGCAGGTGAAATGTCCTGCATGAATGTGGTTGTCTCATCCACGCTCAACAAGTTCCACAGTGCCGCCCGGTTGCGGTTCAATTCGGCAAGCCACGTCGGGCGCGCCGGCAGGATGAATAGCCCACCGAACGTAGCCCCAGTACCAAATCCGCCCGTGCATGGCATTGCCTGCGGATTCGTCGGCAACGTGATAGTCCAGACGTTAAAAGACGTGTTCGGCAGTGAGAATGTCAAAATCTTCCCGCTGCCATCCACCGTGGACACCGTCACCGGGAGAGCGCCGCCGCCGGACACCTGCGCGCCGGGAACGGTCAGGCTGTCGCCGGCATGGTAGCCGGTCCCGCCGTAGCAAAGGTAGAAGCCGGTGAATATTCCGTTACCCGGCGTATAGTCAGGATAGGAAAATGCCGCGTTCGGGCCGTACTGCGCGATGGTGAACGTGATTGTTGCCCCGGTGCCGCTGCTGGAAATATTCGTCAGCGCGCCCGGGGACGGGTCGTTGAACAGCGGCCAGAGCGGTGAGGAGGTCGAGTTGCCGCCAGGCGCGTAGCCGGGATTGGTCAGGGTCAGAAGTCCAATTATCTCCCCATTCGGATCAACCAGAGTAACCTCGAATTCAGTCACCCCGATACCTACCGTGTCACCGACCGCGTAGCCGGTCCCCCCGGCGGTCAATGTGAACGCGCCAAGCACCCGCAAACCATAAGCCGGCGTGGTTGGGTCCACATCCGATGGCACAAAATTCATCGGGTTGCACACCCAAAAAAATTCCGTGAGATCAAAATTCACCGAGCTAATCGCATTCGCCTGTGTGGCCAACGCCTGCAGGTCCGTCAGCTGAAATCGATTGCCGGGAGCTATAGCCATGTGGCGTAAGACGACAATTGCACCCAGCCAATCCCGCTATCCGGCGAATTGGTGTTTGAGGCAAGGGTTGAAAGGTAGAGCCCAGCCGAAGTTCCGGCGCCCAGCAGGACGGCATCGTTGACTGCGTATGTCGATAATGGGTTAAAAACACCTCGATAGTTCCAGCCTGACCCTCCTCCTCCACTGACTTGGCCCCACACACTCGTCGTCTTTGTGCCTGCCGTCGTGCAGCGATACAGCACCGGAGCGGACGGCGTTGTGAGGTCAACGTAATAACTGCCGACATAATAGTAGCCGGCGCTCATACGAGGGTTGACGGGCCTGGGGCACCCGTGCCGGAAAATTCGGCCATCACGGTCGCCGAGGTCAACTGGGTTCCTGCCGACGAATCAATCTGCGCCACGGTCGATTGCCCCGCGGCGGGATTGTGCGTGATTGCGTTCGTTACGCCCGTGTTCGTCGTGTCGGGCGCGGAGAAAACCTGCAAGGCCTGGTCTGGGATTCCGTAAATGCTGTTTTCCCGCACGGTGTCCGATGGCATCACGACTGTGTTTGTCGGTGCCGGCGTGCCGGTCAACCGCTCGCTGGTGTCGATCTTGGTAAGGTCACGATTGGCAAACACGTTGAACAGTTGCACCAACTGACCCGGCTCCAAATGCTCAACCGGTCCGCATTTCACCGTGAAATTATCGTATGTGTTTCCGCTCCCGTCCAAGTGCATCTTGTATTCGCTAACTTGCAGCGTCGCGTTCATGGACGCCCAAGCGGCAGCCGCAAGTGGACCTTTCAGGTTTATTGCGTGCTTACCCGGTTTGACCCAACTGCTGAAAGGCTTTTCAACTATGGTATGAGAAAATGAATATTGCAGCGTGGCGAGGCTGTTGTAAACGCTCTGGGCAAGGTTCGCTGGAATGGCTTCCCCGGTGGTCAGATATTGCGTGAACGATTCGGTGATGCTGGCCGAGTTGCAAAGCTTCACTCGCACGGAATGAATGTGATCGTTTGTCTGCGAATTGTTGAATGATCCGCTACCGATTGCCTTCTTTTTCGTGTACGAAAAGTGAGCCGAAACCGTCACCTCAAGAACCGACAATGATCCGCCGCCGCTGGCGGTCATCCACGCCATTGGCGCGCTTTGTGGGAGCAGCTCGTAAGCGTACGTCGTCAAATTGGGTTGGTGCGTCGGATTCCCGTTGCCGTCAACCGTGGTCGCATCCAGCACGGTGATGTCCACCGCCCCGCCGCCATTGACTGTCGTTGAAAGCAGGGCAAGCGCACCGGTTCCGCTTGCCGGGATGTCCTGGGCCAAGGAAGGCACCTTTTGCCGCCACCAAGCCAGTGATGCCGGGTTAAACGCGGTCGTGGTGATCGCGCTCGTCGTCACGGACATTTTTGGGCCGGCAAGGTCAATTGAGAAATCCAATGCCCGCAGCCCGCTGGCCGCCCCGACCGCGATTGTCGCCGTGCCCGTGCCCGTGATCCCGGTCATGGCCGTCCCCTTCACGGGCGACCCGCCGACCGTGTACGGCGCTGACGCTCCGCCAACGCTTTGCCCTTGGATGACTGGCCCCTGACAAAGCAGGTTGGCGTTTGGGTAGATGTCAACCGGAGTCGATAGCAAATAGCTTCCGCTGATGATCCGATAAAACAGGGCAACTCGTAGCGGTTGAAGTTCTGGCCGAGGCTGTAGGTCTGTCGCTGTGTGTCTCCGACCGCTGCCGTCGGTGTAGGAGTAGGGCAGAGTGACTCCGGTCAGGTTTGAGCGCTGCCGGACATTGAACGTCGGCGGCGTGGTGGTGTAGTCGATCTCGGTAAAACAATCCGGATGCAACCGAAGGCAATGACGGATTGCATCGCCGCACTTCGCGTTAGTCAGTGGATACCATGCCTGATAGAGCGCTGGATTTATCGTCCCAACTTGCAGGTTTGCGCCGAGGTAGATTGCCCAGTTCAGAATGTCGGTGATCTGCTGGCCAGTATTAATTATCCCATTCACCGGCGCCGGCGAGTACGGCTCCCCCGGATTCGGCTGAAACAGCACCAAGCTCGAAAATGGAACATAATTACTCGCCCCACCCGACGTCAGCAATTGTACCCACATTTGCTGATAAGGGCAATGATCCAGGAAATACCATTCGTCATCAAATTGATATTGGCTCGATGATCGGTTGGGGTCCGCTGTGCCTGTGCGGTCGGTCCTGAGCCCCTGAAACTGCTTCACCCCGCCGGAGTAAGGTATGGCACCGGTGCGACCGCTCCAAATAGTGATTCGCGACTCAAACGGAATTGCCGGCGCGACATTGGGAGGCACCCCAGGCAGCCGCAGCGTGACCGTGCTGGCCTTGTGCGACTGGAAGCGTGCCTGCCACGCGTCCGAAACGATCTTGCCGCCCTCAAGGGCTGCCAAGGCCGGGAACGACACCTCTTGCAACGTGTTCGACACGTCGTAATACTGGATTGTCCAAACACTCATTGCGTACTATAGCCTGCATTTTTCTGCTGCTGCTGCAAGATGTCAATTTGCTGTTCGTGCTTCGTGGCCTGCTGGGCGAGAGTTTTCAGAACCTGCAAATGTTGATAATGGCCGTCGATAATCGCCTGGGCCAGCGCGATAACCTGCTCTTGCGACCGGCCAGTGGCCAACGCCAGCTCCGAAAACGTCTCGACTGTCCGCTGCCCATTCGCCCCCATGGCCGAAATATGCTCGTTCAACTGCTGGTCAAGCCTCTCGTCGGAGGACTTCTGGCCCTGCAATTTGATGGCCCCCGCGCGCTCGGTCGTTTCGCTGGTGATCGCTTCCCGGTTGGCCTTGCCTGTGGCCGACGCCTGCGCCTGCGCTGCCTGCGCCGCCTGCAATTCCGATCCGATAGCTGGCACAGTTTCTTCAAGCTTTTGCCGCCGCTCGGCATGTTCGTTTTGCTTTGCTGTGGCGGCCGCTAGGTCGGACTGAGCCGCGGCCAACTGCCGCTCGGCCAATACCCGCGCAGGATCATCACTCGCCATGCGCCCCACCACCGCCGTAATCTCCTCCACCGCCTTGCTTTGCTTGTCCACATTCTCCTGATCTTTTGCAATAAGTTCAGGGTTATTCAGCTCCTTTTGCTCGGACAAGGCCCTATTCTGCGCATCCTTCGCGCGCGCAACGCGGTTTTCCTCCGCGTGTTCAGTCGCGTCAAAATCCTTCTGGCGCTCAGTTCGCGCCGCGATGTCTTTGCCCAGCTCGTTGATCGAGTTCAGAGCCGAACCGCTCTTGATATTTTCGACCTGCCTCGCCCCGGCCTCCTCCGCGCCGGCAATCTGCGCCTCGCTCGCCCCGTGACCCTTCAGAAAAAGAACATATTCCTTGTTCAGCTGCTCTATGCGTTTGGCGTGCGCCTCGGTTTCGGCCGCCGACACCTCCTTGATGCTCTTCAACCGATCGCCAGCCGGATCTTTGCTAATGCTCGCCTGCTTGATTTCGGCGTCGTATTTTTCCACGGCCAGCTTGGCTTCCTCCCAGACTTTTTTGAAATTCTCGACCGCTTCAGCATGCGCGGTCATCTCCTCTTGCCCGAGTTTCTCCACTTCCTTGTCGGTCTCCTCGACTTTCTTGTGGAAAAATTCAAACGCGCCCGCCAGCGCCAAGGAAACCCCAATCGGACCATAAGCCAGTTCCATCAGCGAATGACCAAGCCCGGGCACCACGACATTGCCCATCTCGTGAAAAATCCGGCGCAGTTCCCGCGTGGAAAGTGCCGCCTTTTCCGTCCGGCTCGTCACCTCCTTGAGACCTTCTGACACCTTCTCCGCCCCCTGTTGCCCGGTGGCTTCCGTCTCAATCTTGATCCGCAATGTCTTGTCGGTATCGCTCATGCGTTATTTTTTCGCCAGCGGGTTAAGCTGATCTGGGAAAGGCAACCTCATCGCAGCCTCGGGCGGCTTTGGAGGCAGCGGCGGAAGCTTAAGCCCCAAATTGGCCGCGTCGTCGCGCCATACTTGAAATTGCTTTTCCGTAACAGCCGCGTCGAGCTTGTGACTGATCGTCATGAACCACACCGTCACATAAACCGTCAGTGAGACCGCGAACATTAGTCCGCCCCAAACAATAGTCAATGGCACGCGGCTTTCCGCAGTGATCAAGACTGGCTGTTCTTTGTCGTTTTGTTGGTTTTGATTATGATGTCGGTTTGGCATACGTCGCCTTTCTTGTTTGGAATTCTGTTCATAGTGGAACGCATTATGCACCGGCATCGGCTGGCCGGGCTGCGGAAGTCCGATAAGATCGCCTCCCGCTGATGGTTGCTCGCTGTCTTCATCAAGGTTCATTTGATGATATTGGTCAAAACAGGATTGCGGTGGTTAGGTTCATGGGTGGAATGTCACCTGATTGGTTTTGGTCGAATCAATAGCTGCCACATAATTAACCCCCGAGACCGTGTTCGTTACCTGAAAACCCCATCCTGGCGGAACGTCAAACACCAGCGTGTCCTTGTTGGTAGCAATAATAGATGTTGCCCCTCCCGCAATGCTAACTTCACCAATCGAAACGAATGCCCCACCAGCCGGCAGTTGCAGTTGCGCGTCCACCTCGGCGTTTCCAAGCGTGGTGGCGGGTGATGAAACTACCACCGGAATTTTCCAAGTCATGGTTTTAGTTCCCGTGTTTGTTTGAGTAAGTCCCGAAACAAAGTTTGTGAAGTAACTAACCGACTGGTTAGTCAGTCCAATCCCGTTTCCCGTGAACGTACCGCTTGCGGTCAACACCGTTGGAAATAACCCTGTTGGGATATAAGGAGTTTCTTGATGCAAAGGATCGCCCATGCCTGCGGCCAACACGCCAAAATAGTCGCCATGCAAGCCGTCGTTGCCCATGTTGGTTAGCGCAAATGTAGCCGATCCATTGAAGTTTGAGCTGGCCCAGACGTTCCATTTGCCTGAATTTTGCGCGTTGATTGGATCACTCTCAGTGATGAAGTCCACGTCGCAATAATGGCTGACGTTGGGCATCATGTGATTGCGCAAAAGCGCGTTAAAGTTAGTGCGGTAGGTGTCGTTGCCATTGACCGTCTGGTTTGCCACAGTGAAGAAACCATCCGAACTGGTCGTGTATGGACTAAGGGTTTCGGCACACACTGGGACAGAAAATAGTCGGTAAAAGTTGGTAGCCACGTTGAGTAGCAACGACGGGGTGCCGGCGGTGAACTCATTAATTCCCAAGTCGGTCCAAATCACAGTCGCAAAATTGGTAAAAAACATCCGGTTCGTCGTGCCAGTGTAATTCACAAAACGATCGTATGGCTGAGACACGTTGCAAAAACCATAGTACGGCACAAACAACCGTGCTATTCCGTTGACGAATGTAGGCATTGCGCCGCCGCTGGTTCCAATATAATTCACATCACCTACTCCCCAGTCGCGACTATCGCCCAGTATCAGGACTGATGCCTTGGTTGTGTTTCCAAGAATGGCTATCGGACCATACGAAAAGTTGCCCGTCCCCACACCGCCAGGAATTGTCGTATTCGTTGTTTGGTCTGATCCGGTTGCACCGAAAGAAGAGTATTCTAATGGACCAGTCCCGCTCGCAGATAGAATCACGCCCGCGCCGTTGGTGTAAAACGAACTAATATAAGCAATGGCTCCCTGCGGTATCAATGGGCACGTCGTAACCAAACTTGCCGCCATCTGGCCATTGGGAATATTTGTGTACTGACCGCCGGCAAAAACTGCTTGGGAAACCCAATTGGAATAATGTATCGCACAAGATACAGTTGCAATCCCACCGGGGGCGGTTTCATTGTTTCCGTAAAAATTGGCATAATAAACTTGAAAATTTGTCATCGGACTTTCAGCAATAAACGGCTGCCAATCGTTTTCGACTTTATTCCCAGCAAATAAATTTTGTGGCACGTTGTCGTTTCCGGCAGCCACAAATCCCCAATAGGGGCGCACCGGTTGAATGCCCATCTGCGTTGGCGTGTTGTTCGTCGTCACCACGCTCCCCGGCAGGTTCGTCGGATTGACCGTCCCCACGATGGCCGCGCCGGGCACATTCGTGATATTGGCCCCATTCAGTACCGGCGTCGACCCGTTCGTCACCACATTCACCGACTCGCTTAGATTTAATCCGCCGGCCCATGTCCCGACCACATTTCCGCCCGCGTCCCGCAGCGTCCGCGTGGTGGTGTTGATCGCCTGAAAGCCACCGATGAAATCGAAGCCTGTTAAGCCGTAAACAGTCTCGCTGGCTGTCTGTGCCGTGCCATTCGTGGCCGTAAAATTGCCGCTCACCAGTAGCGTGTTGTTCACCGTCAGATTGTTGCTTAGGGTCACGGCGCTGGCGTTGTTGTTGGTAATGTAATAGCCCGGCAGTTGGGTGTTCAATGTTATGCTGCCGTCGCTGTTTGTAACAAAAACGAAATTCGTCCCCGCTATCAAGTTTGCCATGCCATTGGTGCCGAAATAAAACAGCGGTCCGGAAACAAGCAACGTCGTGACGTCGAGCACGTTCGTACTCGCCGGCACCGTGAACCGCACCGGCTTTACCACGCCGGGCACCGTGAGTAGGTAGGTGTTCGGGTAGAGACCGACCACCGGGTTCGTCGTGCTGGCCGGAACAAGTGTATAGGTGCCAGCCCAAAGGTTTTGGCCGTCCGAAATCAGCGTGTTGGCCGCCGTCAAAGTCAGTTGCCGGTTATAAGCCGCCCCGCCAAAGAGCGTGTTGAGCGGGAATGAAACCGAAGTTACCTGCGCGCAGGCCGACAACGTCAAACAGAGCAAAGCGAATGTGAATAATTTTTTCATGGTTAAAATGGGCTGGTCAAACTGACCAAGCCGCCGACAAAATTGTATTCAAAAGACGGTGCCGTGCCAAGCCAGTCAGCGAGATTCAGTCCCTCCAGCGCGCAGTTGAGCAGGTACAGCGTGGTGTTCGTTGTCGTGCCAACAAGCTTGATTTGCAAATTTCCGGTCGTTGGGAAGCTGGTCGGCTGCTGCAAAGCGAAACTGAAGGCTCCCTCGGGATCTGGGAATGCTACCGATGAGAAGTCCACGCCACGACGAACGCGGAGCGAGAGTGAGTTCTGCCAGTTCTGGTTGTCAAAAAACGCCTTCGCCGCCGACCCGAAACCTGATTCGGTTTGAATTATTCGCGAGTGATTAAATTTGATGTCCATCTCGGTCAGAGACCGAGTGGTATTGCAAAGCGTCAGGACGCCGGCACCGCTCCACGAGGCGGTGCCGTCGGGCGCATATAGCAGCGTGAGCATTCAAAGTGCCTAATTGAAAATTACGCCGTTGGTGAACGGGCAAGCCCCGGTCGGAGGTCCGTTGCTGAACATTCCCCAGGGGGTCGTTGACCCGGAAATGGTTGTTTGCGGAAATGTGTAAATCCAGGTCGACCCATTAACCCAACCATTCGATGCCGGAAAATTGGTCAGGAACGGCGAAGCCACATAAAGATTTGTCGTGCCGTTCAACTGGAAGGCATACGCAACCCAAATGCTTTCATTCGTGTTAATGTTCGTCACCATGATGCTGTGCTGCTGCAAAAACTGCGAAACAGGATTGGTGATCGTCACGAACGAGGACTGGATCGGCGCATAAATATTGTTGGATATTGATGTCATCTGGAACACGATCTGCGCGCCAGCTTTCGGTGTGAGCACCAGCGCGCAGGCCGCCGCCACTATCCCGATTTTGTTTTTAAGTTTTTTGATCAGTTTTTTCATGGTGTATTTTTGTTGGATGGTTAAGCAATTGGGTTTGCCCAGTAATCGCCACGGACGCCAGCGGTCAGGCTCGGCAGAGCTTCCCAGGCAACCTCGCCCTCGCGCAGTTGCTCGACGCCATTTTGCAGCTTGGACTTCACCAACTGGCCGATTGGAAAATTGAGATAGACTTTGCCGTCCGCGCCTGTGACGGAAACGGAAAATCCCTTTGCAAAACCACTGGCACCGCGCACCGCGCCGGCACCTTGGATCTGCAATTGAGTGTCGATCATGGTTCGGGTCACGCCGATGGGAATCCCGCGCAACATTCCGCCCACGGATTTGATTCGCCGATTGAAAAGGCCGACCGCCGCCACGTTGTCGTCCACAAATTCAACCTTCGGCTCGAAAGTCAATCCGTCGTAAAAATCCAAGCTCGCAAAGCCGGAAACGCTGCCCCAGGTGAGCTGATAATCTTGAGTGATTATCGACTGATTGGTAAACGTGGCGTCAACGAACGTCCCGCCCGAGTTGGCGAATGTCCGCAGCGATCCGGCCGTGGACCACGCATTGACCGCTCCGGCCGTCGTGCCCCGCAGGCAGAGCAGCTTCATTTGCCCCACCAAAGTTTTCATCGGATGAAACATCATTTGAGGCATGTCAACCACGGCTACCGCGGCATGCGTGTCCAACGAGCTGTCAATTCCGTGGACCGAGGCCGGCACGTCAGTTGTCGGAAAGATGCCAGCGCCCAGAACTGGGTTAGCGTATGGCCACAGCACGGCCGCGATCGCCGTCGTCATGCGTCCGTCTGGCGTGATGCTGATTTCGTCATATGCCTCTTTGTCCCGGTTGTCGACCTTGCCGATGCCGGCCACTCCAACTGGCTCCTGACTGTAAACAAGGTCGGTGTCAATGGTGGTGCCATCCTTGGAATAGACGCTGATCCCGTTGAAGGATAAGCGCCCCGGGATTCGGTTTAGAGAAGATCGTTGAAGGCTCATAAATTAGTTCCAAAAGTTTGCGGCGGCGGTATCGCTGCCGGATTGGTTGCGGGTGAATGCTCGCGCACGAAACAGGCACGGCTGAGTGATATTGACTGGTGCACCAGTGTAAAGCGTCGCCTGTGCGTTGCCCTCGCGCGGATGCGATCCGTCCACCGTATACCACACGGAATCAGCAGTGGCTTTCACAAGAACGGTCGCCGTCCCGGTAAGCTGGTAGGAATTCGGCGTGATCGCGGCCACAACCGAACCGCTAACGACGATCTGGGGTCTCGCCACACGCAGGAAAGGCCGAAAATCAGCTTCGGACGCCGTAAATTTGAGTTGCCCGACCCGAAGGTTTGTGTCTCGATCCGGTGTGAATTCATAAATGGTTGGCTGGCTTGGCACCAGACTTTGAGTCAATCCGACCGGCGTGTAAAGCTTCAACAGCTTTTCGGCAAGCGCGGTCCACACGCGGCACGGAAGCATTGTCCCGCGGGGCCCCCTGTTTAGGGTCACGTTCTCGACAAACTGAACCAGAATTGTCAGCTTGAGCGGTCCCCCGGGCATGTTGGCGTTTTCGTCGCTCGCCTCCTCGATTGGTAGCACAAGGAAGCCGATGCCCATGAGACCGTCAAGGCCTGGCCCGATGGCCATCTGAACTTTGCGATTCAGCGCATCCTCGATGTCTCCCGGCTCGACGGCCACACCTACCCGCGCGCCGATGATGGCGTCCGCGAGTAGGCACCCGAGAATGTCCTGCTGAATCAGCGGCCAAAGGTCTTGATAGTCCACTATGCACCCCCCTTGATCTTGCGTAGTTGAAGATTCACCCAATCGGTCGCGCCGGCATTAACCGATTCGGACCATTCCTGCTCGCTGGGAAGGATGGATCGGTCTTGGGGCACCGTCACAGACTCGGCAAACCAGTACATTATCAAGCCGGGGCGGAAATATTCTGAACCCTTTTCGCCTTTCGACGTTTTGCGCGTGCGCGTGGTGGTGACCGCCTCAGCCAGTCCGCCAACCCTGCCCTTGCCTTTCCAGAACAGCACAAGGTTGCCGAACTCACGCGCCCGCATTCCGTACGACTCAGCCCGAGCCGGTATGGCAAGGTATTTGACGCCCGCCGTCTTTGTTCCAGGGAAAATTGTGATGTCACCAAACGCCCGCATCAAACCCGGCATGGTCGGGCCGCCCAAAGTAACAGTTGCTGAATTGGCCTGAACTTGAAGGCAGTCACCGGGATTGATCTTTTGCGCGATCCGACCCCAATAGTTCGTCCGGCGGCCGCCCAGCTTATTGGGGTGCCCGATGCCCCATTGCATGACGTGCAGTGAGGTGTCGTGAATCAATCGCCGCCCCATGGCACCGACGAGGGGCCCCTTGTTGCGCAGCATCGCGATGGTCTGCCGCAGGGCCGGCGCCGCCGTATCCGACACGATGGAAATCGTCATGTTCACGGGGTCACCTCCACCTTCACGCGAAATTTTAGGTCGCCCGATTCCAGGGATTCCTTTAGCGTCTTGAGTATGTCGGTGTCAAACCGGTCCTCGCCGACCTTAACCTTGTCGGCTCCAAATTCAGTTTCATCTGCCTCGACGCCGTCAGGATCTCCGCCAATAGCCTCAAAATCGGCAGCGGAAACTGGAATTCGAACCATGCCCGAGTTGAAAGCGAACGGCTCGAAATCGTTTCCCAGCGTGTCGCCGTGGTCGCCGGCACCGTCGCCCAACGCCTGCCAGACATCGCTGTCCTTGCGCGCTACCATGCGCCCAGACGATTCAAATATCGCTGATGCCTCATCATCGTCCGCCTCGTCGAGAGCCGCCGCCCAGCGGCCTTCCTTGCCGTCCCATGCGTCCTCGGGCACTTCCTCTTCACCTTTCTTGGTCTCCTTTGTTCCACGTGGAACTTCAACAGCAAATCCTCGGACAAGCTCCCAGGCGGGGTATTCCTCCAATTCAGCAGCTTCATTGCCCCAAATGTTCTTGGCCGCGCCCTTCGTCATTTTATCTTGCGTGTCCAAAATTAAATCAAGCCTTTGCGTGCTGAACAGGTCTTGCAACGTGCCAGCCTCGGCAGGCGGCACTTCTGGGCCGCCTGGGAATCCCGTCGCCGGGTCGTATCCAAGCATTTGACCAACCGCCTTTAGCTTCAATCGGGCGTCCGCGACCGTGTCGGAGGTTTGATCATCCATGCCGGACAGAATTGCCGTAATAGCGTTGCGCACGCCCTGAACCGCCGCGGCATTAGTCATGCGAGCGCTGAAGAGCGATTGACGGAGGATGTTTGAACCCAACTTGCGCAGCTCATCGGTCCCGAGCGAGGTCGGAAGATCCTCGCGGGCGTCGGCGACTTGTTGGGCGAGCGAAAGCATTTCAGGTATGACCAATGCGGTCGAAGCTGTGGGTGGACATGTAAACTCCCCGGCGGAGGGCGGCTACGCCCCCGGGCGCTTTGATCTCTCGCTTGGAAATCATGACAAAATATTCCTCGGCCTTTTTTGCGTCATCCTCGCGGTTTTCAGCAAGGGCTTTGCCGGTCGGGATTGCCAGCAGATAGCGAAATCTTACAATGGCAATTGCTCGATTCTTTTCGCCCGCCGGAATGGTTCCAGTAGCCGGAATCAGTCCGGTGGTTGAATCAAGCAGACGACCCGCGTTCAGGTAGGCGTCCGTGATCTGGTCCATCACCTTGATGATGATGTCCGGCAATGCCACGCTGTTCGCATCGCCCTTGGCTGAATCATACGCCGTCAGTTCCGAATCGTTGAATTGATTCAGAACTTCAACCGTGGTCAATGCGCTCCAGCCATTCATATTTTTTTTGCAAAAAAGGCGGCGGGCCATGACACCCGCCGCCAGTATTAACCCACACTGAACGTTACGGCGTCACCAGCCAGTCGATTTGCAAATTGAACCCGCCGTAATTGCCCGGGTTGTTGGTTCCGACAACGGTGAACGAGTACTTGTAAACACCGTACCCATCGCCCTGGGCCTGATTGATGTTCGTGGATGATCCGACGTAGGTATTCGACGCCGTGATATTGTTATTCCAAGTCAGCAACGGGTTGTAGGTCAATGCGAAATTGGTGCCCGCCGCCGGGTTGGTGTAATTGTTGTTCGGACCCACGACGCCGTAAAGGTTGAAGAAAACCTGATTGGTGCCGATGCCGTTAGTAGTGCCGCCATATGGCGAGTATTCAGACAGCAGAAAGTTTCCGTTGTGCCAGCCGGTGGGGTTCAGCTGGTTCGTCAGAAACCCGGTGTACGTCACGTTGTTCGTCACAAAGCCGTTGAAGGCCGTGTAAACGCGCGGCACAACATAAGTTTGCGCTTGCGCCGGAGCGGCCATGAAGAGCGCAGCCAAAAGCCCGAGGCTGACCGTGAATTTTTTGAGCATGTTCATATTTTTTTCGTGTTAATGCTGAGTGGTATCAGCTGATGGCCACAAGCTGTATGCCGGTCGTGTGTTGGGTGTGGAGATACTCGAAGTTTTCCACCGTGAGGACGATTTTTTTGACGCCCAGTTCGGTGACGTAAACCGCATATTCGCCGCCGCCGCCGGCGCCGTTCGTGACGTGCCGGACAAGGTTGGAAGCGTCCATCGGGGTTACGTCCTTGATGCCGGTGAAAATCAGGACGTTCTGGCCAATCAATTCCTGCTTGGCCGTCGCCGTGTTCTGGTAGCGTTCCATGTTGATCAGCGTGGAGGAAACGCCCAAGGCGGTCGCGAGCTGCTCCTCGTTGTACACGGAGGCCCGGGCCAGAGATCCGGCCGTAAGCTGGCTCTCGTAACTGGTCGCCCGCTTGAGGAACGCCGCGTCACCATACGCCACGTTTTGCGCATAGAAGCCGGTGGTGTTCGCCGTGTTCAGGATGATGTTGCGGATGTCCAAATCAGGATTTGCCGCGCTGTCCCAGGTCTTTCCGGAGTTGATTGCCGCCGCCGTGTAAATCGCAATGGCTTCCTGAACCGTGGCCCGGTTCAAGAGGTCGATCAACCACTTGGTGTGGATCTGCTGCCATTCGGGCTTGTCCTTGAGTTCGTCCCGGTCAAGCACCACGGACAAGCCGCGGTTGTTGATCTGGAAATCGCTCTTGGACGCAACGCGCTGACGAACCTCGGCGAAGTCGGCGAGGATTCCGCGTTTCACCTTGTTGTAATCAACGGTTTCCCATGGCTCGTTTTCGTTGTACGTCATCAGCCGGACGATGCGCGAGTTGCTGGGGCGGGGCGGGGCGAGATAATCGCGCAGACGGGACAGCCCGTTGCCCACCATGGAATCGTAGCTGGCGGCAAAGAGTGTCAGCTCCTCGATTTGCTCGACGGAGCGGAGGAGGGAATCATTGGACAGGCAGACGGTCCCGGAGGCCATGCTGCCAATGTCGTTGGAGAGCACCACGCCCGCGCTTTGGAGGGCGGCCTGGCGGGCGTTGGAAAGGGCAATTTGTTTCATAATCGGTATTTATTAGACCGGGTTGGTGGGATAGGTCAGGGTGCCGTTAGTGTTCACCAACTGGTAGGGGTCCACCGGCACATAAGGCACTTCCATCGTTGAATTCGTTGCGGCGATGGTTGCGGCCGCGCGACCGACGACCCAGTAAGTGCCGTTGGCGACACCGGCTTGACTGATGTCTTGCACGCATCCGAGCGGGGCGGAGACCAACAGCTTGTCGATGGTGACAGCGGTGCCGGCGGCAGCGATGCCCATTTCAAGTCCGGGCCGAGCACCGAGCCGGCGAACTGCCATCACGTCGCCGATAGCGTATGGAGCGTCAGGGCTGGGTCCGAGAGGGAACGGGCCGCCCGCACCACCGTTGCATATATCGCCGTATTGGTAGCCAGAGGCACCGCGCTTGATCAGCAAATAACGATTCGAGAAAGGCAGTGAGGTTGAGGCCGGGTCAACAAAAAGCGACTCAATGCCGTGCTCGTTGAACACGCCCAATGCATTGGCAAGGGCGATCTTTTTAGGGCGGTCGAATAAAGCGCGAAGCGTGCAAAGCATGAGCGCCAGTTTAATTTTCAGTTGTTTCATTGGTTTGGTTGATGGTTGGTTTTGTTGTGGCGCTTACTTTTTTACGGCGGCGGCGGCAGCCGCTTTGACGGCGAGATCGTGCTCGCGCTGACGCTTGATGACGCCAAAAGCCTGTTCGCGAGTGAGGCCCAGAATCATTTTAGAGCGGATCTCAATTTCGTCCGCGCTGGCTTGCTTCTGTTGGGCCTGATATTCCGCAATCAGCTGGTTGGCGGCGGTCAGTTCGACCGTAAGCCGGTCGATGGTCTGCTTTGGAGTTTCGTCGGCCATATTATTGAGCTTTGGGGGTGATCTTGGTTGCGAGTCCGGCATATTTCGGCAACTTCATGACGTTGGCGTGCGCGGCGACCACGTTCTGGCCGGTGACGATGAGTTCGGCTTGCAGGGCGGCCTTGTATTCCGCTGCCGTCTGCTCGGCCTCGTTTTCGAGTGCGGAATTCTGCTTGCCGCCGATGGCGTCCATCTTTCGGATCGGCTTCGCGGCGAGCAACGCGGCGGAATCCTTCGCAAAGTCGACGCTGTTTTCCAAGGCGGTAACGGTGGCGGCGCGGTCGGCCACATTTTTTGAGCCGCGTTGAATGGCGAGGTCGGCGGCCAGTTCGGCGGCCTGTTTGCGAGCTGCCTTGTGAGCGGCCTGCTCATTGGCGAGAGCGGTCTTTGACGCGGACAATTCGTTTTCGAGCGCCACGGACTTGGTCTCAAAGCTGTCCTTTTCGTTGGCCAGGGCGTTCGATTGCTCGTCGTTTTTCGCCGCCACTTTTTGCACGGCGGCGACAACCGCTTGATCGGAGGAGTCGTTGGCCAGGACGATCCCTTTCGCGGACAACCAACCCAGAAGAATTTGTTTCATAAGTGTTTTTCTAATAGTTTGGTGATTTTGTCAATGATTAGTTTTTGAATCGCGCAGCCCGGCCCATGTGATAATTGGCGGCCGCTTTGTGGAACTCGGCGGCGTCGGTATCGCCCGCCTTGTCGTGAGCAGCCGCCGCTTTCATGTGGGCCTGGGCGGCTGCATGATGGCTCGCCTTGTCATTCGCGTCGGCGGATTTCAGATGCGCCTGACGGCTCGCCTCATTCTCCTTGCCGTGCGCTTCGCCTCCGGCATATTGGTTTCCGTGAAATTCGTGACCGACGTAATCGCCATTTTGCAGCGCGGCCATGATTTCTTTTTCGCCTGCGTCGTTGGCAAGGGTAACTCCCTTGCCGATCAGCAGGCCGATTATTTGTTCTTGTAACATAGTGTTTGGTTGGTTTATTGGTGGAGCGGTAATTGGAGCGGGCAAATGTTGATTCGCGAGACTTTCCACTCCTGAAATATTCGGAAACTGCGTGAGCGCGACAGACAGCAGCTTGAACGGTCGCGCGCGGATCGCGTCCCCGTCGTTGCCAATGGGCTGAACCAGCCAGAACGCGGACGGCAATTTCCAGCCGGCAGCAACTGCGTCTGCCCCGTCATTATCAAGTGAGAAATGCGCTTCGATGCCGCGAGCTGTCTTGCGAATCTGATCCACCACGCCCAGCTTTATTTTCTTCGTCTCATTGCCCAACGCCTTGGGGTCGTGATCGTTCAAATCACCATGACCCTTAAAAATCGGGATTCCGACAAACGCACGCTTGAGCTTTCGGAAAAATGAATTCTCGCCGTCCAACAGGGCGTCGGCGGATTGGTTGTCGAGCACCTGAATGAACTTCTGAGTTTTCAGCTGGCCATTCTCGCGATACAAGCGCGTCTTGGGATGGTCGCCAAACGGAGCGATCAAAGCCCATCCCTCATTATCCAGGGGCCCGGGCGCATCATTGGCCAGCACCGGCTCGTCATCGCAACAGGCCGCCATGGCATCGTGGCCGCACGCAATGCCTTCATGCATCGCGGCGTTGCCTGGCTTGCCGTCTTCGGTCGCGCGTTTCGCCGCCACGCGATGAAGCTTGGCTGCCCGCGTATGCAAAACACTGTCCGCCTTGGCATGCGCTTCACCGCTGGCACTGTGCGCCGAACTGGCCGCGTCGGAAAGTTCCGCGCTAAAATTGCCGGCTTCCCCGCGCGTCTGGTCGGGGTCAAATGCGTTGGCTAATGGGATCATGATTTTTTAGCGAGTGCTTTCGCCAGCTTTTGGGTTGTGAAATCGTTCAAAACTTTTGCCGCTTTCGGATACGCATTGATGTCGCCAAGCAGTTCAATCAGTGGACCGCGTTCAGCTACAAACTCTTTGAGTTTTTTCACCATGAGCGAATCATCCTTGATTTTTTCGATGGATTGCAAGGCATTTCGCACCGGGTCAAGATCGTCGGCGCGCGCAGCAGCCAATTGATTGGCCGGTTTCATTACTTCATTTTCCAGAGCGATCTTGCGGGTTTTTGAGGTCACCACACGCCGCAATGTTTGCGCGGCGCGCGTGTTGCCGAGGCCCAGCGAGTCCAACTCGACCAGCTTGGAATTCGGGATCGAGTAGCCCAACGCGGGCGATTGCAACCCGGCCTGACTCCATAGCCCGGCGTCATCAACCTCGGGCGTGCCCATGCGCTTTGGAATTGGCATTTGACGCGAGGCCGCCTGCGAATAATAGGGAGCGCCCGGCTTGGCAAGGTCGGGATTGCGTTTCGGATCAGCTCCAGCTCCAATGGTGGCGTCTTGCGATTGCATTGCCGGCTGCGTTTCTTCTTTCGGCAACCCCCCATTAATGAGCGGGTCCGTCTCCTCACCGGTGGCATCGCTGGCGACAGGCGGCTTCGGTGGTGCCGCAGGTTTCGGCTTGGCCGCAGGTTTGGGTTGCCCGGGCTTGGCTGGCGCGTCCTCGTCATCCTCTTGCGGAGGTCCTCCGGCACCCATTGGCGGGGCGGGCGGTTGCAAGCACGGCTCGCCGGCCTGGGGCACCGACCAGCGGAAACGCTTGTAAACTTCCTTCATCATCACCTTGAATCCCATTGGGACCAGCCCCTGCAGCGCCAGCAAATCATCGGGCGACGTGTCGGCAAGCGGCGGCATCAGGACGAACCACGCGCGCGGCTCCTGGTTGAACAGGTAACGGATAACTGGCCGGTCAATACGTTCGTTAAAAACTCCAGTGCACCATTTGGCGTCGCGGATCAGCAGAATGCCCGACTCCTCCTTTTGCACGCTCGCGCCAACGGCACCCTTGCCGCCGCCGCCAGATTGGCCGCCTTGACCGGCCTGAGAAGAGCGCGAACCGGTGGCGAGATCCACGCCGCGGTAGCACTTGGCGTAAAGCCCATTGATGAACTCAATCATCGGATGGAACGGGGTCTGGTTGCGTGATTCCTGTTCGAGGAATTTCAGCTCCACCCCTTTGTTGTGCAGCGATGCACCGTCATTGGCCAAAGTTTGCAAGGCGGTCATTGCCTGCGTCCATTCAGGCGATCCCTCTTGCGCATCCGTTATCGCTTCCAAAAATCCGCTGCCGTATCGCGTGTTGAACAGCATCCAGTCGCGCAACGAAAACATTTTCATAGCGTACGCAATTCCAAGCGAACGCATCCAACCGATGTTAACCGCAGTCAACCATTCGCCTTGGACACACGGTATTCCGTACATGTCAAAGATGTGGGGCATGTAGCCGAGATAACCGCGCCGGCATTCAAAAAACCAGAGCGGCGTGTGCCGGAATTCGGCGGTGACTTCGCGGGCGCTGGCATTGTCCACGCGCAGCAGCATTTCATGAATGCTGAATTTGTAATCAACGGCCGAGAAAACCTGATAGATCAATTCATCTGTGCCGCCGGTCGTGTCTTGTTCTAGCGCCTCGGTCGCCTGAACATTCTCGTAAAAATATTGGAGCGCCGCCGCGTGTTCGTCGCCGTCCGATGAGCCGTCCGAAACGATTTGCCATTCCATTCCGGTAGCATCGGATTTTCGTTTGTCGGAATTGACGGCCAGTTCGCCATCACGTTCCATCATCACTTCCCAGGTCTTGCCGATCTGTCGGAAATCACCAATCCGAAAGGCATTCATTTGCCGCGACAATTCATCCATGTCGAGCGACGGCATGGGGGAATATTTGAGGCGGATGGCCCATTCGATGCGGGCCTGGTTAAATTGCGATGCGCCGGTTTGATTCATGTCAGTGAGCCCACTTTAAGCCTACCCATGCCAAGATTTCCAGCATTATGTTGGATCGTCAGCCCGGTTACGCGACTGGACGACACCGGCAAGCTGCCGTGTTCTGCCGCGCGAACCGCCAGCGCCAAAGCCCAAAAATGATCAGCATGACCGCTCTCAGTGCGCGTGGCCGCAATGCTGGTTCGGCCACCGGGTGTCGTGATTCGCTCTGGCTTGCGCAAATCCTCGATCGCGTCAGAGTCGAGCAAGACCTCGATCGTCAAAGAGCGGTCCTCGAAAACTTTCAGCAACGCCGTGGCCATGTTTTCGGTCACCCTCGCCGTTTCCTGCTTGCGCCCTTCGGAACGTATGAAGTCGTTGATCGGCTCAGTGCAGGCGAAGTTCACGCCAGCAATCCTCGCCCGTCCCCAAGATTGCGCCTGCGAAAACTCGACTAGACCCAACCCAAGCCCGGTCATGTCGATGCAACCGCCGCGAAACTTTGGCATTCGGCAAATGAGTTCAAGCTGATTCTGTTGGTCGGGCAAACGCATCCCGGCCATGCGCAACACGCCCAACACGCGGCGGGATTGTCCCTGCCTCTCAAGGACGATGATCACGGACAAATCGCGGTTACGACCAACGTCCTGGCCAAGGAACAAGTCGCCCTCCGCGCGGAACAATCGCGCTATGGTCACCGCCGACCAAGATTGATCGTTCATCGGGATTCCATCACGCAACGCCTGCTGGATAAGTTCGTTGGTTAGCAAGCACATGTTTTCGTCGTTGAACTTGCACTCGTAGTTCTGGTCGTAGGCGCGTTTGTCCAGGGCCCGGGAGCGGGCGACGTCGGGGGTGATCTCTTCGCGAGTGTTGGGGTCGTACACAGGGACCCCCATCTCGTATGCGCACTGCCGAGTCACGCGGCTTAGTCTGAATCCTGCCGGCGTTGTGAACACCTCGCCATTCTGCGGGCCGGCACCCGAGGTCATGCGGTGGAACATGTTGTATTTTCCGTTGCCGGTCGATGCGATGCGGCAAAGATAATCGCGATTGCTCGACAGGATTGGTTCGGCCGCTTCCCAGATTGCGCTGCTGTTTTCGTGGAAGGCGAATTCATCGAGGATTAGATCGCCGGAGAAGCCGCGGGCGGTGCGGGGATTGGCCGCCAGCACCTTGATGCGTCCGATTTTTCCACCGACTTTTATGCGCACCTCGAACCGCATGTTTTCGTAGGTTGCATCCGGTGAATCGTCCATCGTCTCGAACACGGCGCCAAGCTCTGTGCAGATGGCTCCGGCCCGCGCGGCAAACTCACCACCATTGTCGCGTGAGTTACTCAGCACGGTGACAAGCCGGCCCGGGCGAGTCAATAGCCGGTCCACTGCCCAGGCTGCCAGCACAAAGCTCTTCCCGATCTGTCGCGACCAGTGAATAATGAGGATGCCGGTTGCGTTGTCGCGGAAGATCGCCAATTGATACGGACGGAACGTTAGTTGCCCCTTCAGCACACCGCCTCCTCGCCAAACAGTTTGATTCGCGCCTGCTTGATCTTTTGTTCTTCCGTCAGGTTTGAATCGGCTTTGATGGACCGCAACGATTCGATTTGAGAAAGTGCCAGTTCGGCGGCGCGAAACTCGAACTTATCGCGATCCAGTTTTAGATTTTGCGCTGCCAGATCCTGCTTTATTATTGCGACCCCCAAATCAAAATCACCAGTCTGCTCCGCTCGCCGGTATCCCTTGGACAATACCGCCTCGCGAGCCTGGTCGAGGCTCCATGTTGGATTATCTTCAATCGCACGCTTGAGCTCTTCGCGTTGCAGTTCGGCTTCCTCTCGATACCTCAATTCATGTTGCCACCACGACCGGAATTTGGAGATGGTGCTGTCGTGTTTGATGTCAATATCGAGCCGCTTCAGAATTTCGGCGCGCACATCGAACAGAGTTTTTTCCGGGCTCAAAAATAAGTCCATCCAGAAAGCGCGCTCCTCGTCGGTCATTGCCACCCACGCTTTTTTCAAATCGCCGATGGGCCCTGGAATTGCCTTTCTCGAAAGCTGGGTGGAAATCATAAAATCTGGACCGGATTGTTGATGCCATCCAGGGCGTTGATGTAATTTCCAACGTGATGATCAACGATTGGATCAAGCGCGGCGGTAAAATGCGACGTGGTCCATTTGCGCCAGATGCCCCAGGCATCAGATGCGAGCATGCGAATCAGCGGCGGATTGAACCAGAGATCATCAATTGATTTGGTCGGTTGCAGGCTGGAGATAAAAACTTCGTTTCCGCCGTGCCAGTAGAGATCCCGAAATGATGGAATATGCGGAAACCTCGGAACGATGTCCTCCTCAAATACCATGCGCCAGGTGCGATCTTTAAGCGCGGAGTCGTACCAATCCGCGAATGCTTTATTGCCGACGCGGGGTTGGCCAAACGTGTAAACCTGCGCGATGCTGAAACCGTTCCGGTGCAACTCCATTGCGGCGAGCACGGCCAGGGCACCGCCAAGCGAATGGCCTGTGACAAATATTGGCTTTGCGTGAATCGCGTTCGAGCAACCGCCCAGGGCCTCACATATGGCGATCAGCACAGAGTTTAGAGCCGCCTCAAAGCCGCGATGAACACGCACGTTTAGTCCGCCGGCCGACATGAGCAAGCGCCGCTCAAAGTCGGCATCGGTCAGCCAGTTGCGGATTGAGTGGGTGCCGCGAAACGCGATCACGGTTGAGTCCGGCAACTGCTGGATTGTCAAATGCGTGTCGGTCGCTATCTCGCTAATGTCCGCCGCGGCGTATGCGCCGGCACTCGCTTTGCAGCAGTACCGGGCATTTTCAAGATCGAAAAATTTGGCTTGGATGTTCATGTGGTTCGAGTCGTGAATTTTGGACAATCGAAAATCAGCACAGAGGTCTTGCGGCGGGCGTTCGTCTTGTACGGGCCGCCAACGCAGCCCGCTTCCTCCAATCGTTTGCACCGATCGCAAACTGGCGATCCCTTTTTCACCTCCAACGCCAGCCGGCCGCAATCACAGTGCATGATCTTGGCGGTCTTCATCGGTCAGAATGTGAAGCCCATGCCTCCGCGAACTGCCGGGGTGCCGTCGAATGTCACGCCCTTTTCCCATGGAATCGAAAGCGAGGCGGTTGCGTAGGTGATCCGCGTCATGAATTTTGTGATCTTCAGTTCCGGCTCGACCTTGAGCCGCAACGTGGTGGTGCCGGGAATCTTCTGCCCGCCGACCAACGCGTTTAATTCCATCTTGAAATCGTATTTCTGGATGATCGCAAAACCAATACCGCCTTCGCCGGCATTGAGCGCGGACCCGACGCCAAAAAAGTCGCCCTCGGCCGTAATATTCCACCGGCTGAAATTGTATTGGGCGCGCAGGTAGTCGCTGGCCCCCTGGCCGGTTGTCTGGTTGTAGCCGTCCTCAAATTGCAGTGTGGCCGTCCAGTTGAAATTCGTGTTGAAGCCGGTGCCCCAATCCGCCGCCTGGTTGAAAAAATTCAGCTCGACCGGCGCGTTCGTTTGACCGCGTGCTGAAAAGGCGAACATAGTTGCGATTATGGCGTATGCCGCGATGATGAGTAGTTTTTTCATACTTAAGTTGTTCAATTTAAACTGGTTATGTGTTTGGACGGGGTTTTATTCCCGCTTTTGCTGACACACTAGAATTACCGTTTAAATAGTTAATGTCAACGGAAGATTTGGCACACTTTCTGTCACAAAGCACTTTGGGCTTGACAAGCTGGTGCCTGACTACCAATAGTATTCCACTCCTTGACACGCGCCTTTTGTCTTTCGGTGGCATGATATTCGCTTTCGCTCAATTCCATATTTGGTACAGTTTTTCATCATTTGTCTCGAAGTTGGAATAGTGTCTCACAGAAAGTGGACATGTCTCACAGGAAGTGGACAGAAATCGGGCTTCTGGAGGTAGAATCGTGCTTGAATCATTTGGCACGCAAGCCGCTATATCACAATTGCGATTTACGAGCCCGACCCCGGGGCAACCACCAGGGCGAGCGGCTGAGAGGCCGAGAAAAAATATGACAACGAAAATCACACTTACTCCCGAACTTGAAGCCGCGTTTGCCGCGTTTAAACAGTCTGATCGCCCGAACATCTTTGCAGACTCGATCAATGACCTTTGCGAAGCCGAATTGCGGAGGATTCATGCGTGCAGCAACGGAACTGACTCTGCTGCGATCCTTGCGGAAGTTTTGAGCAATCCCTCTCCCGTTAAGCGCTTTGCCTTCGACCAAGAAAACGCTTTGGAGATTTTTGAAGATGGTTCTCTTTATGAGAGAACCAGCGCGGACTCGACGGTTTGGGCTGAAGCCCGCGACCTTTACCTGAATCGTCTTGAAGAACCGGTTACAGCCGGTTTGCGCGACTTCTTCAACGTTGAAGCACCGGAGGATGCGGACGAGTTCCGCATCACCGTGCGGCGCAGTTGGTATGGTTCGCTCACCACCGAGACTTTCGCAGACCATGATGATCGAAGCGAGGTCGCGGTATTCACTAGCCGGGAAACCGCTCAACAGTGGATTACCGACCGCGAAGCTAGTGAATACCGGCTGTCCCACAACGAAGCCAGCCGTCCGGAATACATCATCACCCCCGGCGCTTAAATGAACACGCGCTGATTCTCGCAACCTGTCCCTACGCGGGGGCAGGGCGCGGTAATTAGCAAAAACTTAAAAACAATAAATATGAGCAGCAACAACAAAAACTACATTGTCGAATACAACGGTGAACCGGTCACCCGCCTCTCGTTTGAGGGCAACAATGCCAACGTGACCACGGGCGACATTATGGACGCCATTTTGTTCACGGCGGAAGAGGCCGCTGAGTGTGCGGCGGCCATTGGCACCGGAGCGGAAATTGAACTCGCGAACCTCCAATGAAAACAACCGAATTAATAAAATCGCCGTGCATGATCGCGGTGTGCGCGTGGTGCAACAAGCTGCTCGGCTTGCGTCCGGTGGGGAAAAACGACGCGTGCGACGGCCAGCTGACACACGGAATTTGCGCGGAATGTTTAGCGAAAAAGAAACTGCAACTCGGTTAACTAAAGGAAAAACACATGAAAATTAAAATCAATTCAATCTTTGGAAAACTTCTGTTTGAGGGTGATTTTGCGGACATCAAAGAGTGCGTTTTGGCGGCTTTACAATCCTGTGCGGATTTGCTCGGTGCGGATTTGCGCGGTGCGAATTTGAGCCATGCGAATTTGAGCCATGCGGATTTGCGCGATGCGAATTTGCTCGGTGCGGATTTGCGCGATGCGGATTTGAGCGGTGCGGATTTGCGCGGTGCGAATTTGCGCGGTGCGGATTTGTACGATGCGGATTTGCTCGGTGCGGATTTGCGCGGTGCGAATTTG